ATTCAATCACGGTAATATGTCCAGACATTAAGCTTGCTGGCCCCGTATTTTTTCCAGTAGGAAAGGCAGCGCTTCCGGACGTTTTCCGCCTTGCGCTTCAAGGCGGCAATAATCAGCTCAAGGTCGGACACGGAAGTAAGGTGTGTGTTTTCCATGCCCCGGAAATCATTCATCCAGTTCATGAAAAATACGCATACCGCCGTATCTGGCCCGTTGACATAAGCGTTGCAGGAATAGAAGGCTTTTGTTCCGTCGAACTGCGGTGTATTGCCATTGGCGATAGCCTTTTCCAACCGGTTAATGTCCCGCGCTATGGTTTCCAGATTGGCGGCCAAAAACGCCTCATAAGTCTTAGCGTCCGCCGCCAGGGAATCCGCGCGGCGTTCCGATTCTTCCGTCACATCGTAGCCAAAGCAGAAAGAGGTTTCCAGCTGGTGCTTTTCTATTTTATAGAGTTTTCCGTCAGACAATTTTACAATCTCAAAAGCACCGGATATGGCCCATTTAGCCGCCTTGGTTCCTTCCCCGCAAGTGAGAGCGGCGTAATATTCTTTCAGCTCTTTCTGGCTCATGGTTTCAATCGCATTCATTTTAGTCTAACAGGTTTTTTAGGTTTTTGTTATCAGGGCTTTATCTCCCTTTGATGAATGCAATTTAGCATTATTTTTTAGAAATTGCAAGATANTTATCTCCGAGACGACCGTTTGCGGCCAGGAACCAACCGGGCAGCGGACAAGCAGGCATACTGGCTTTTTGTGATGCCGATTCCGCCCGCTGTACGGCCAAAAGCATTAGCCGCGTACCAGGCTTCCCCAAAGTGCGTCAGGCAGAACGCGTCACAGATATTATCATCAGTGATTTTAACATGATACCGGGAAAGCGCTTCCACCATCATCACCTGTTTTTTGCTATTCCCACTTCCCGTGATGAACTTTTTCAGCGTAGCGGGCGGGACTATCAGCAGGTCAATTCCCGTTTCATAAACCGCAGTTTTCAGCATAGCCCCGGCTTCGCCGAGGTCATGCGTGTGAGTTTTAGCCCCCATTGCATACCCTTCAATGACTGCCAATTCGGGAGAAAACACCCGGTCCCTGCTGATGAATCCGAGAAGGAAGTCGCGGATAAAACACAGCCGCTCCATGTCCCTCAGATTTTTTGGGGCAATCAGCGTGGATTCCGGGGCAGCCATAAGCCCGGTTTCCCGCAAATAAAGCCCGGTGGCAGTCAGGGACGGGTCAATGCCGAGGATGTTCATTTTTTCCGATAATCACGTAAGATTCGCATGACGGTTCCGCCCCAGTTGCTGGCATCAGCGTGGGCCGGGTCAGCCCCGCATTTGACGGTATAATCCTTATACGCTCTTCCTAATTTTTTGATTCCCGTCTTCGTCAAATTTCGGCATATCGGGGCAAGGGCCTCAGGAACTCCGTACATCCGGCAAGTCCGGACTACGGCGGGGGATATTGGTTGCAAAAACATAAATCGTCTATCTATCTTTGATGTTTAATCATTGTGCATAAAACAGACGGCGCATGCAATACAATTTCGGGACGTGAGGCAATCCGGCGACGTGCAGCACAACAGCCGGGGCGGGCAGGCGGGGGCGTATCCGCTCTGGACTGCGGTTGCCGTGCGTAAAACCTCTTCGGATGCGGCTTCACAGGTTCCCTGCGGGACGGTGTAGCACTTCCACGGCATTTGCCGCGTAATGTAATCCTTGCACACATAAATAATCTGCGCACCCGGATACATGCGCTCCTGCCCTACCGACTCCCGCAACATAAAGTAATACGTAGAAACCTGGACAACGTGGTCGTGTTTCGGCTCTGATAGTGCAAGCCAGTCGGATTTATTGATGGATTTAATCTCCACGACATTGACGTTCCGGTTTTCGTCCAGATAGATAAAATCGGAATGCCCAAAAATCTTTAGCGGCGAATAGTACAGGTCAGCTTCGCCATAAATAGCGCAGTCGGTATCGCAAATGCTGCAATGAATTTCCTGACCCTGCCCGACGTGCGACGTTTTTCCGCACGCGCATGACCACTTTCCAAGAACTCTTGATCGGCCCATTCCGGCAATCAGCAAATCACGAACAGTTTTTTCACATGCCCGGCCCATGTCCCACACGATTTTCATTGCGGGGCTGACCCGGCTGATAGCCGTGAGATGGTGATGCCTTGCGAGCCAAATCCGGCGGGGGCATAAATAATCGCCTATCAGACTTGATACGTGCAGGCAGTCCGCATGCACCCTTTCAGATTCGTGAAGCTGCCTGCTGGCCCGGTTTAAAATATCGGACAGCGATTCAAGTTCGACCGTTCCGGAAATCGCCGAGGGGAGGTCAACCCTCCCCAATGATGATGACGGCCCCTGTGTCGGATGCGCCGCTTCCGATATAGTTATCCGGGGCTGGGAACGCTCCCAGCCAAGGCGGCGGAGTAATTGTTGCTTATCCATGCTGTTTTTCTCCGGTAACAAGTTGATTCAGGACGTATGCCGGGACAACGGCAACCCTCCCGTGAAATTGCCCGGCCAGGGGAAGAAACTCAATTTCAATGGCGGGCAGTTCCCCGGAAAGTTCCCCGGCTTCCGTGATTTTCCGCACCATGTCCCTGGTGACGGAAAACGATTTTTTTGAAGTGGCCTTGCACTCCAAACGAAGAATGCCGGAAACGCGCACATCACCTTTTTCCCGAAGGGAGCCAGATGCCGGGGTGGTACGCCCGCCAAGCCTTTTCGCGGCTTCCCGCTCCTGTACCGGGGCGTGGTTATAGGCCCGGCTCTGTGTCAAAACCCCTAAACGTTTTGGTTGTTTCATACCCCCCCCACCTCACATGTTGGCGATAATCTTCCGGAGGCTTTCCTCCGGCAGAATCTTATCTTTTCCGACTCCGAGCAGATACCCGTCAACCGGAACCGTTTGGCGGTTGGAGTACGCCCGGTACAGAGCGACAAGGTTTGCCTTGAGCACAGCCGATTCTTCCGGGTGGTCCCTAAGCCACAGCATCCATTGCGTCTTGGACATCTTTTCCTGGGAGACAAGCGGACAAGACATGTTGGCCCCCGCGCCGGAAAGCAGCCCGTATTTCACGGCCAGCTGGACTACCTGCGGCTCTTCAATCACCTCCCCCTGTAAATAGGGGCGGTTGACGCAGATGCGGGTGCTTTCCTTGGTTGCCGACGGGTTCATCACCGGGTAGCCCTGCGGAAGATGCGACATGAAAAATTCCCCAGCCCGGACAGGGCCGCCGAACTTTGATTTTTCCACCGTGAAAGAAATCTGGGCCACTCCTTCCGCTTTTTCATCCAGGCTGGTGCTTTGGAGGATGGGCTTTGACCGGAACACGATTTTTCTCGTCGCCAGGTGGTTGATAAAATAACCTCCGGGGCTGGTCAGCGGATTCCCGAACATGACGCCGATTTTAGACCGGAACTGATTTAAAAGAATGACGGACACCAGATGCCCTTTTTCTTTTTCCGTTACAAGCGTCGAAGTGATTTTACTCGCCATCCGGCTCATGATTGTCGCCAATTCCGACACGCTGGCATCTTCCGCCGATTTGGTAAGCACCTGCATCCCAGAACAGGCGGGAATAGAATCCAACACGACAAGCCCTACTTCCGGGACGCGCAATGCGGCTTCCAGCGCATCAACGGCGGTAGGCCCGTCAAAGGGTTTGATGACTTCCAGGCGGTCGGTATCAATGCCCAAATCCTGGGAATATTTCTGGTCGTAGTTGTCTTCCGCGTCCACAAGCACTGCCCATTTATTCGGGTATTTCCGGTGCAGCCCGGCAATGGTTTTCAGGGCGATAGTCGTTTTATGCGCGGACGGAAGCCCCAGGAACATCGTCACCTGGCCTTCCTGGATGCCGCCCAAAAAAGCGTAATCCAAGTGGAAGATTCCCGTGGGAATCATCCAGTCATCTACGCCGATGCGGCTGCCGTCCATAGCCCGCCCACGCCCGCCTTTCACAAGGTCGGCACGCAGTTCGGCCAGCCCCGCCGGGGCAGATACTTTTTGCGACCTCGACCGTTTTGGCGATTCCCCGGCCATCAGCAACGCCCCCTCCCTTCTTCCGGAAGAAAATCTTTAAAACGGTCGGCTTCTTCGTATAAAAACGTCTCCGCCATATTTCCGGCGGCCTGCGCCGCAGCCTGAATGGATTCATCGTCTGGAAAAGCCGGAAGGGTGACTGTGGCCATAATTTTCACGGATGAATACATTTGCCGCCCCGGAAGCGTCAGGGACGCGCCAACGGCCACATACGCCGGATTATTTGACGGGCGGTTATCATTGTACAACGGATTCAGCGGCATGGAATGCGCACCGCCCGTTACCGGAACGCGGTTCTGCGTGACGGCGGTTTCTACGATAGCGGAACCTCCCTGCGGGGGCAACGCTCTGGAACGATTGGATGTTTCTTGACTCATGGTTTATTTCTGTTTCTGGTTTTTGCGAAAAAAATTTGCAATCGTTGCAAATTAGAAAAGAGTTAGCTCGTTTTCGTCAATCCGACATACTCGCGGTTGGCGTCGATAAATTGAATTAAATCTTTTTTCCGGTAGGCTATCTGTTCCAGACGGGGGACAACTCGACCGTTCCGGACCACGGAAATGTGCACTTCCTCCACGGTGAATTTCCTGTGTGCCCTCCACCGTACCAGAGTTGGGTACGACCGGCTGATTAACTCCAAAAATCTTTTTCTTGTTATCAGCTCTTCCCCAGCAACGACAATGGGCGGTTCATTCATCACCGCACGCAGGTACTTCCCTCCCCGGACGACTGCCTGCGCCAGCATAATACGTTTCTTCCGCTCATTTGCTTTCCGGTTTTGCAGCCGCACCGATTCCCGGTAATCGGAATCCACATGATACCGCGCCCGGTTTTTGACTTTGTAGGTCAGCGTTTTATGGTAGCGGTTTTTCGCTATCTGCATTTCACGCTTCGTCTCGTATTTTTTTTTGCGGCCAGGAATCCGGGCAGAATCATTCCCGGCTCCGGCCTCAACAGCAGTTTTGTTAGTGTCACTTAATGTCATAAAGTTTTAATCGGTCTTATTTCTACGCTGCCCTTCGACAGCAGTTCCCGTTCCCGGCTGCGGTACAGGGCCTGGAATTTCCGGCTGGAATCGACAACCGTAAACCAGACCGGAGTCGGCTTATTCGGGAACGGCCTTCTGATACGCCCCACAGTCTGCACGGCCTCACTCTTCGGGCTGATGTCGATTCCCATGTCAAGCCGGGGAATATCAATGCCGAGTTTCATCATTGCGTAGGTCGCCAGAATCACCCGGTATTTAGGATTTTTGACTACATCATCCAATTTTTGTTTTTTGGTCAACTTTTTTTTCCCGGATGCGTCCTTGTCGCCCTTTACCGCCCCGGAAAACATGCCTATGTGTTCGGACGGAATGCCGAGATGGACTAAAATGCCCTGCATAGCCTCCAAATGGGAAATGCGGTCGGAAATCAACAGTATGTTACGGTTTTTTTTATATCCGGCAACCGCCAGCCTCCCGATTTTAATATTACGCGGCAAGTCAGCGGTCAAGGCCTTTAGCATCCCGGACATCTCTTTACCCTGGGCACGGTCAGCCCAGGACCGCAGTTTAGCCGGAAGATTATACCTCAACGGGGCATAAATCAGCGGAACCGCGTTCCCGCTATGCCTTACGGCAACGGGGCCGAATACGTCAGTAACGATTCGCATGCACCCGTCGGAACGGTTTGGGGTGGCGGTAATGGCAATCCGGTATTTTGGGCGCAGGTGCTGCGTGGACAAGCTAAACCATTCCGCACCCACAACGTGGGCTTCATCCCATACCGTAATTCCGAACGCCCGGTAAAACGCATCCGGCATGGAGGCCATGCAAATATTGTGAATGATAGCCACCACCACCGGCTTGTCCTTCCAGACGGATTTGCCCCCACCAATCACGCCGACTTCATCCTCGGTCAATCCAAGATGCCGGATAGCCTCTTTTTTCCATTGTTCCATCAACGGACCGTTCGGGACGACTATCAGCGCGGAACGCCCCAAGCGGCCAATGGCATTCAATGCCGTCACGGTTTTTCCGCTTCCGGTAGGAGCTTCGGCCAGAACGGTATTGTTGGATTTGACCGTTTCCAGAAGAGAAGAAAAGAATTCTTCCTGCCCCTGGGAAGCGGACGGATGATGCGGGTCGGGCAACCTGCGGATGTACCGGGAAATGTTAAACCCGGAAGACGTGTCATCCTTAATGGCAATGCGGTGCTTCTCGCACCACTGCCGCCCGTAAAAGCACGGCACGCCGATATAGGTTTTGCCGGAAATGAACGTTTGAATCTTTTTCAGAGCTGCATCATCCGAAAACCCGGAAAGCCGTGGGTAAATAGTCAG